CGCAGTTATTAGGTCAGAAATATCTAAAGTTGACAATCAAATAGCAGGAAACAAAGTAGTAACAAGTAATGTTATGAAAGAAGTTGCCCAATATGATCAAGACTTAAATTATGCCTTCAGTCAAAAAGCTACAGCAGAAGCAGGCCCACCAAATAGTAATTCTACAACTGTGCCGGCTAGTGCTAATCCCGGTGACCCAACTAGCGTAGATTTTACTCAAGGCCTTCCTGTAGTAGCTGAAGATGGATCACTGGCTGTATCCAAAAAAAATCCCGAAACAGGAGAACTGTATACCCCAGTCGAACAAGACACTACGATTAAGCCGCAACAATCAGTAACGGAAGATCCAGGTGCTACGCAAGCAGAAGCTGACTTTATTAAAGCCGAAGAACAAAAGCAGATAGAAACAGAATTAGGTGCTACACAAGCAGAAGCTGACATTATCAATGCCGAAGCACAGAAGCAAGTTCCCGACGAAGAAATATCAGGTTTAACCACTGAAGCAGCAGCAATACAAGCTGCACTTGATGAACAAGTGGCAGCAGAAGCTAATTCTGAATTAACTAGAGAGGGTAGAAGAGGATTATTAGGAGAACTGCAAAATACCCGAGAACAGGCAATAACGCAAGATACATTAAATTATAATCAATTGCCAGACTGGCGTGTTAGAATTAGTTTAGCTCAGGGTGCTAGTTATTTGTATAAGGTACAGAATCCAGGCATATTAAAACCATTACAAGCAACAAATGGCGTAGTGTTCCCTTATACACCAAGTATACAAATGGGATATGTATCTAATTACGATGCATTTGAGTTGGTTCATAGCAATTATAAAATTTTTCAATATAAAAACAGTGCTGTAGAACAACTATCAATTACAGCAGACTTTACTGCCCAGGATGCTACCGAAGCTGCATATGTACTTGCAGTAATTCATTTTTTTAGAACTGTTACTAAAATGTTTTATGGTAAAGATCAAAATCCAAAACCAGGAACACCTCCTCCGTTGTGTTATATAAATGGTATGGGAGACTTTCAGTTCAACCAACATCCATTGGTGATAAGTAACTTTAGTTATACTCTTCCCAATGATGTTGACTATATCAGAGCAGGTGCCCCTACTTTACCTGCAGGACAAAGTTCATCGGGTTATAGTACTCCTAATAATTCTACAAACACATCTACAAGCAGAATGCAATCTAATAATGTTCCGGCAGGAGGACAAAATGCTGCTCCCAATTGGACTACGCAAACTAACATCGAACCTACTTATATTCCCACTAAGATTCAAGTGTCGATAACTGCATTGCCTATTGTCACTCGTAAAGACATTAGTGATAACTTTAGTGTTAGAGACTATGCAACAGGGGCATTAATGAGAGGTAGACAAAATTCTAGAGGAGGAATTTGGTAATGGCTAATAATGACTTGTATCCTTCAACAAGCCCTTATAATTTAACTGGTGTTGTAAATGGAAAATTTTTAGATATTATGATTGATAGGCCTATAATTAAAGACCCTTCAGATATATACTGGACCATAACTACTACTTATGAATATAGACCTGATTTATTAGCATATGATATGTATTCTGATTCTAGGCTTTGGTGGGTGTTCGCTAGTAGAAATCCAAACACATTAAAAGATCCATTATTTGACTTTAAAACTGATGTGGGAATTTACCTACCAAAACCAGAAATGTTAACGCAACTTTTAGGTATTTAAATATATTTAATGATTAATGGAATAATAAATTAATGGCTACCCAAGAACAACTTCAACGATATTTAACTGCATTTTTAGAGTCTTGGAACGCCAGTGACAAAAGTAAAGGTGCATACGGTAGGTCTATTGTTCGCGCAGAACTAGTAACTAATCTACGAGTTAGAGATAAAGCAGGTCCAAATACTATAGCACTGAGTCAAATACCTAGTTACAGTTCGTTGACTGCTCCACCTCAGCCTGCACCAGCAGTACCTGCTAAAAAAGTTGTTCGTAATAATCGAAACAATCTTAATAGAACTGAGGCTAGTGATGACAAAAGTTACGATAAAGTTGAAACGGCTAGATTAAGTAAACTTAAAACAGATTATAATACAGGTGTAACAGACACAAAAAACACATCTACCACTGATACTGCCCCTGACAAGCCAGGAAGAAGGCAGTTTAATCCATTAAGTGAATTTTCAAGCTACAATTATCAAATAACTTTATACATGATTACCCCTGATGCATATCAGGCATTTGTAGAGTCTGGAAGAAAGAACATTAATGCTTTAGTTGCAGGAGACCCATCAGGTAAATTAGTTCAAGGTACTGGTGGTGCATGTATTGTGGCGCAAAGCGGTGGATTGGGCACTACAATACCTAGAGCGCCAGGTATGGAGTTAGACTTCTACATAGACAATTTAAAAATAACTGCCGCGCCTGCAGGACCTAGTACTACTTCAGCAACCAGTGTCACTTCTATAGCATTTACCATTTATGAACCTTATGGATTTTCGTTAGTAAGTAAATTACAGAAAGCAGGAGAAACATTACGGCAAACTAGTAAATTAAAAAATAAAAATGACTTGGACAACTATACTAGAGGTTTTTTTATTTTAGGAATTAGATTTTTAGGATATGATGCTCAAGGTAATATAATTACTGAAAAAAATGTAGAAAATAGTTCAGTAGCTCCTGACGCCGGTGGTATGTTTGAAAGATTCTATGATATAAGAATAACAAACATGTTATTTAAACTAGACGGTAAAATTTCAACATACAATTTTTCTGCTACATCAATTTCTCCTTTAGAAGCATTTGGTAATATTAGAGGTAGAATTAAAAAAGATGCTAGATTGGTTGCATCTACTGTTTATGACGCATTGAAAGGTCCGCAAGGATTATTAACTCAACTTAATAAACAACAAGAAGAATTAAAAAAACAAAACGGACCAAGTGGAAAACCAACAATCGCAGAAGCAAATGTATATGATGTGGAATTTTTAGGAGATAGTGATGACATTAAAAATGCTGAAGTAGTTACTGAAGCTGATAAAAAAAATAAGTTACTTTGGCCAATGAGTCAAGTTTCAAACACACAACAAGTTAATGACACTTTAACAGTAACCGCTACTCCAAATAATAACAAAAGAACTATTACTTTTTCAAAAGAAACTTCAATGATACAAGCGGTAAGTTCTATTATATCTCAAAGTAAATATTTGTCCAACGCACTAATAGCATCATATGGAAATGAAATTGATGGGATGGCCAATGTAGAAAATCAAGAACGAAAAGCTACACCTAAACCTATAAAATGGTATAGTTTAACAAGTCAAGTAATACCAAGAGCTTGGGATCCAATAGTAGGTGATTATGCGTATAATATAACTTACTATATCCAACCATACGAAACGCCCTATGTAGCTAGTGCATATGTTAGTAATACAACTCGATATCAAGGACCGTATAAAAGATATGATTATTGGTTAACTGGACAAAATTCTGAAATTTTAAACTTCGAACAGCAATTTGATAATTCATTTTATAATGCAACTGTACAGGCGACTGGTAGCCCAGAGTCACATGGTAGAGGAGCTAATATCCCTACAGTTCCTAATACTCAACAAAATGAAGATAAAACAGGACAATTAAATGCAGGTAAACAAGCAGAAAATTCTTATTTAACTAGCTTGTATTCACCAAGAACTTGGTCTGAGGCAAAAATAACTATAATAGGCGATCCTGATTATCTAATGCAAGACACCCCAAATACTATCAATACTGTATATCGACAGTTTTATGGAAGTGATGGTTTCACAATCAACGGCACAGGCGGTCAAGTGTTTATTGAAATTGATTTCAAAGAAGGTGTAGATTATAACAATGACAATGGCTTAATGACAATTAATGAAAGTATTTTATTTTGGAAATATCCACCTGAATTAAAAAATATAATAAAAGGTGTAGCATTTCAAGTCATTGGATTAGAGAGCAGATTTCAAGGTGGAAAGTTTACGCAAGTCCTAGAATGTAGGCCCACACCATTCGACACTAAGGCAGCTCCAGAAGGTAAGAATGCGCCAGCAGCAACAGCTAGAGAATCGACACCAACAAGAAGATCATCGGGAGAAGCTACAGCGACAGATCCTAGAAGAACAAATTTACCTACTAATAGTAAACCAGCAGCAGCAGCTAGTCAAAATATAACTACGCTTGGTTCTGGGTTTGTGACAGACGTTCCGGCACCCAATCCAACAGAAGTGCGGGAAACTAATTCTGTTAATCTGGGTTACCCAACAGGAGGTACTCAAATTACATCACCTACTGGCGGCGGTCCTGGATTGAATGATCCTGTTGCCGGTAGCTCTATTAATAGTTTAACTTTGCGTGATGGTAGTGTACCAACACCAATAGTAAATAAAAATGTTGTTAATGATGATGCAATATCTACATTAAGTGCCTCTAGCAAAGTATTAATAAATGGAAATGATGGCGGAAGAGAAACAACCAATCCAGATCAATTTATCCGAGAAAATTTATAATAAATTAAGAGACATAATATATGCCATATAATGACATAATGCCCAGGGGGCAACCAAAATCAAGCACACCAGAAGCAGGTGGAGCAGTTCTTAGATCATTGCCCGTATTAGCCACAGTTAAAAATAATGTAGATCCAACTAGATCAGGTAGACTTGAAGTTTACATAGGTGATATGAGCGGAAATGATTCTAATAGTAGTAGCAACTGGGTCACTGTTAATTATATGACTCCGTTTTTTGGTAGTACACAAGCTAGTGCTCAAAAAACTGGGTCGGGTGAATATATTAGAAATCCAAGTTCATATGGATTATGGAACAGCCCACCAGATATCGGCAGCACAGTTATTTGTATTTTTATCAATGGTGATCCAAACTTTGGTTTTTACATTGGATGTGTGCCTGATCCAAACGCACTACACATGGTGCCTGCAATAGGTGGCGCAGAGAATGTAATTCTTAATTCAGGAGAAGCAAGTAGTTTAGGAGGAGCTACTAGATTACCAGTAACTAACTTAAACAGTAACAATGAAAATGATTCAACTTCCAACAATTTCTTATCAACACCCAAACCAGTACACAGTTATGTAGCATCTATATTAAGTCAGCAGGGGTTAGTTCGTGATCCTATACGAGGTGTTATTGGTAGTTCGGCACAGCGAGAGTCTCCTTCAAGAGTGGGTTGGGGTGTGAGTACTCCCGGCAGACCTATATATGAAGGTGGTTATACAGACGATCAAATAACTGATGCAATCAATACTAATAACTCAGAAAAATTAAATGTAATAGCACGAAGGGGCGGCCATTCTATTGTAATGGATGACGGTGATTTATTAGGAACTGACCAGTTAGTACGAATTAGAACTGCGTTAGGGCATCAAATATTAATGAGTGATGATGGGCAAACTTTATTTATTATACACTCTAATGGACAAAGCTGGATTGAATTAGGAAAAGAAGGCACTATTGATATGTATGCCACTAATAGTGTCAATGTCAGAACCCAAGGTGATCTTAACTTACATGCTGATAATAACATAAACATAAACGCTAAGAAAAATTTTAACATAGTTGCTGAAAATATTAATGTTCAAACAGAAAAAGATTTCACGCAAAGAATTGGTGGTAAATCGAACATTTATTCTCAGGCACAATACACAGTTAAAGTAAGTGGGCCCATGAGTTTAAATTCTTCCGGCGAAGCCTCATTTGCAAGTTCATCTACTACATTCGTAAACGGATCAAAAATAAACTTAAATACTGGTTCTGCTAGTTTAGTACCACAAGAAGTAAAACCAATACCCATAATAGCACACACTGATGCATTATTTGATAGTGGTAAAGGATGGCTAGCAAGTCCAGGTTCATTGTTAAGTATTGTAAGCAGAGCACCTACACATCAACCTTATGCAATGGCAAATAAGGGTGTTGATGTAACAGTTAATAATGATGCTAGTAATGCGTTACCTAGTGCGCCTCCGGCATCAGTCACGCAAGCAAACACTTCAGCAGCCAATTCAACAACTCCACAATCGGTGCCCCCTGCTACAACCCCAGTGGCAGCTACAGTTCCAGCTACTGCTCCAGTTAGCGAGTCGATTGATAAAGGAACTGCATCTACTATGGTAGCTCAAACTGCGGTAATTGCTGCAACCGGGCCTGCAAAAGAAGCGATAAGTCAAGGTGCAGCCGTAGTACAAACTGATGAAGGCCCGGTTGCTTCGATAGGTAAATTAGCACAAACTCCTACTCAATTACAAGATGCGGGATATTTAAAACCAGGTAGTGCTCCTTTAGTTAATAATATCATTGCAGATGGAGGATCAATTGATTCTGCTATGACGCCAAATATGTTTACGGGTAAAGACGGTGTTAATAATCTAGAAGATTATACAAGAAATATTCAAGTTCAAGTTAACACCCAAGTAACTAATTTTCAACAAGCACAAACACAACTCACTCAATCAGGTATAATTACTGGTAAAGAATCTCCAACACAGATTTCAGGTGTAGTTATGGCGACTACATTTAACGGTTTAAATAACACTGCAAATTTTATTAGAAATGCTTCAATTCCTATTATAGGTGCTACTCCACGATCTGTTTCTATTAATTTAGGCAGAACAGTTAGTGGTGCTGTAGGAAGTGCAGTATCCAGTGCATTGGGTAGTTCTTTAGGGGTCAATTCGGCTAATGCTATCGGCGGTTTAGTATCTCGTTCTATTGTTGGATCAGTTACTGGTGCTATAGGTGGGGCCATTGGAGCTAAAAAATCTGCAAACAATTTACTTATGGGAACAACACAAAGCTTAATCGCCAGTGGAATTATTGCAGCAACTCTCTCTAATAAATCAACAGGAAGTATTAGTACAATAGGAAGCTCTTTGACATCATCTATTAAAAATATTGGTACTAATCCTGCAAGTTTACTAGATACTACTAAAGGCGCAGCCGCAGCAGCATTTTCAGTTATAGTTAGTGGTCTTCCTTTATTACAATCAGGAAGACCGCAGAACTTGAAAGAAATTGCTGCTACAGCCGCAATTGGTGCTGCACTAGGTGGACCTACTGGTAATTTAAACAGAATAATTAGTGGAGCTTCGGGAAATGCAGTGTCTAATGCATTGCGAGATTCTTTGGGTGTCAGTGCATCTAGAGTTATTGGGGGAACAGTGGCAGCAGTTGTTTCTGGAACAGCAACTGCTAATAGTGTAGACAGGGCACTTACTGGAGCTGTGGGAAGTGCAGTGTCTACTGGATTGAGTGGTCGCATCGGCGGTGACGCCGCAAGAGTTATTGGGGGATTGACAACTACAGCTATTTCTGGAACAGTAGCAGGTGCTATAAACAGAGCCAAAACAATACCTGGATCTGCTACTGGATTGTCAGGAATACCAGGCGTTGATAACGCCATATCATCAGTTGTAACCAATCAATTAAATTCTTTGAATCAAATTCCAGGAACATCTCATGTTGCAGACTTAATTAAAGAAAAATCTATACCTAATCTATCGTCGATAGGAACTAACTTACCTAACAATTTGGGTAGTAACTTATTAAGTACAGCGAATAACTTAAAAGGTGGATTATCAACCGAATTAAACAATCTTGCTGCTGGAAAAAATAGTTTAGCTGACTTGGCTGCATTAGGTCTTCCACCGTCAGCAGCCGCTGCACTTAATTCAGCTATAAGTTCAATAAGTTCAACCGGAGTTGCTGACATAAAAATGCCTATTGCAGCACTTAACACAACAAACCGCAATCAAATAACAGCGCAACTAACTGCACAGTTAGGCAATCCTAGAATACCTGTTCCAAACTTTTCAGGACTTTCTATTGGTGGCTCTGTATCACAAGCTGCACTAGATGAGCAAGGCAAAATTATTGGAGAAATTAACTCATTGCAAGATAAAAGATTTGACTTGCAAAAAACACTTAATGATGCTCGCTATGAATTGAATAAAGCAAAACGAGACTTACCTAAAGGCGACCCAAATATTATAACCGCAGAAACTGCATATACTGAGGTTAAACAAAAATTAGCTGACCTTGACCAGCAGATCATATCTCTAGAGCAACGGCAGTTTAATAGTGCAACTAGATAAGCATAAATATAAAGAGAAAATATTATGCCTACATATATCGGTTTCAGTACAATAAACGCTAATAAACCCAGATCAACTAATGTAATGCCGGGAATCGACGGTGGTACGGGTTCAACAATTTCACCAATCAACTATGGTAAAAAATATAGAGCAGTTGATGAAAAGTTAATTATTCAAGATTTTATAAATGCTTTAAACATACAACAGGGTCAAAAAGTTGGAAAACCAGATTACGGAACCACATTGTGGTCGTTTGTATTTGAACCTAACACAACTGATGTTCAATTTCAATTGCAAGACGAAATTAGGCGAGTGGCTAGCGGTGATCCAAGAATGATAATCAATTCCGTTAAAGCTTATCCTAAAGACAATGGAATTCTAGTAGAAATAGAACTAGCTGTTGTGCCATTTAATAGAGCACAACTTTTAAATGTATTTTTCAATAATTTAACAAATTCAGCTACTATACAGTAATTTCTTAAAAACCAGTGTTTTTAGTTATGATAAATACATAAAAGAGAACACATATGGCAACCAGTAGCAGACAAAGCGCATTATTTGGCATAAATGATTGGAAAGCAATATATCAGACTTTCCGTGAAGCTGATTTTAAAAGCTATGATTATGAAACTTTGCGTAAAAGTTTCATTGATTATTTGCGCGTTTATTACCCTGAAACATATAACGACTACATAGAAAGCTCAGAATTTATTGCGTTACTAGATGTAATTGCATTTATGGGCCAAGGTCTTGCTTTCCGTAACGACTTAAATACTCGTGAAAACTTTATTGATACTGCTGAACGCAGAGATAGTGTAATAAAACTTGCTGATTTGGTAAGTTATACACCAAAAAGAAACTTAACCGCTGAAGGATATATTAAAGTAACAAGCATTCAAACTACTGAAGATGTTACTGACATTAACGGTTTTAATCTAAGCAATATTCCAATTTTATGGAATGACCCAGCAAACCCAAATTGGTTAAATCAGTATAATACTATTATTAATAGTACACTAATAAATGCTCAACGAATCGGCCGCCCTGGCAATAGTCAGCAAATTTTAGGTATAAAAACAGATGAATATTCAATGAATATTCCAGCAGATAACTTGCCTATAGTTCCTTTTACTAGTGTAGTAGATGAACAAACTATGAATTTTGAATTGGTAAGTGGTACTAGTTTAGATAAAGACTATGTTTATGAAATACCACCTGCCCCATCGGGAACATTTAATATTTTATATAGAAATGACAAATTAGGTTATGGTAGTCCAAATACAGGATTTTTCTTTTATTTTAAACAAGGCTCATTGCAAAGCTATGATTTTAATTTAGAGCAACAAATTGCGAATCAAGTAGTAGATATAGATATTCAAGGTATTAATAATACAGATACTTGGTTATATCAACTTAATACAGATAACACAGCGGCAGTATCAAGACTTTTATGGAAACAAGTTGAAAATGTATATGCTGACGCATATCTTCAAACTGAAGCAAGTGTTAGAAAGATTTTTTCAGTAGTATCACGATTTAACGATCAAGTAAGTTATACATTTGGTGATGGAGTATTTTCTGAAATTCCAGTTGGAACCTTTAGAGCGTATGTTAGAGCAGGTAATGCACTTACATACACTATTGATCCTTCTGAAATGCAGGGATTAAATGTTACAATAAATTATATTAGTAGGTCAGGACGAACAGAAGCTCTCACATTAGGTCTAGCATTACAATTACCAGTGTCCAATGCACAAGCAAGAGAAACTTTAGCAAATATAAAACAAAGAGCCCCTGCCCGATATTATACTCAAAATAGAATGGTAAATGGTGAAGATTATAATAACTTCCCATATACTCTTTATAGTTCAATTATAAAAAGCAAAGCAATTAATAGAAGTTCAATAGGCGTAAGTAAAAATTTAGATTTATTAGACCCTACAGGAAAATATTCCAGCACCAATTCTTTTGCAAACGATGGCGGTTTATATCAAGATGACAGTAATGGTTTTGCTGGCTTCACCGTCAATAACAACAATGATATAATTACATTCTTAACAGATAAATTAGGAGCTTTATTATCTGAAAATAGAGCAAGACAATATTATCTTCAAAATTATCCTAGATACCCAGTTGATTCTTCAACTGGTGACGGAACCGTATATTGGAATGAAACAACAGTTGATGCCAATAGTATTACTGGATATTTTTACAATATAGTTGACAACATTTCTACTCCTATACCAGCAGGAATGTTTAACAGTAACAACATGAAATATGCCACTAAAGGTGCTATGATTAAATTTGTAGCGCCATCTGGGTTTTATTTTGATAGTAATAATAGATTGGTTTCAGGAATAGCAACACCAAGCAATATAACTTCGATTTGGACAACTGTGTTAAATGTTGTGGGTGATGGATATAATAATGGAGAAGGTAATTTTTCTAATGGTTCTGGACCAATAACCTTAAATCAATTTATACCCACAGGGGCCATCGTTAATACAATAATTCCAGTATTTGACAACACACTTTCTTCTACTGTTATAAATGAGTGTATATTTAGAATTGAGTTTAATCAAGATTTCTCTTTAGTTTTTAATAATTCTCTTTCTATAATACAAGATAGATGGTCCGTTGAAGCGTATGATGCGACTAATTGGTTTGTTAACTTTGAAAGTTTAGGTAACAACATATATAATGTTGAGTATCGCTCATTAGCATATTATTTTGGAAGTGTTTCTGATTTGCGATTTACATTTGAATCAGATAAGTTAGTTTATGATCCATTTTCAGGTGTTGTGTTACAAGACTTTGTTAAAGTATTAGCAACTAACACACAATTCAATTCTAATTATCCCTTAGCATTACCGGTAACTGCAAGCATTATTGGACAAACTGTAGCATCTGATGGGTATGTTAATGATTTTGAAGTTGAAGTAGCAAGCATCGATGTAAATGATAGAACCTTAGTTAGTAATCCAGATTTCTTCACACAAGTAACTGGTTATTCTTCAACTGGGACAAATGTAGGAGTGTACACATTCTTTGTAAGAGTTGAAGATGCTGTGTCTTTGTCTAGATTACAATTATTACCGACTGATAGTATAGCATATTCTTATGCTACCAAAGGACAAATTGAGGTAGTAAAATATGAATATCCTGAAAATCAAATATTTTATGCCTATACTGAAGATAAATTTTATCAAACTATACAGGATCCAACATCAATATCACAATTATATATTGTTACAGAATTAACAAATTATTTTATGAAGCCTGGTAGACAAGGTCTAGCTTTTCAATATAGACACAATTCTAATAACACAACTAGAATTGATCCTGCTACAACTAATATTATTGATTTGTATTTGGTTACTCAATCTTATTATACCTCATATCAAAATTATATTCAAGATTCTACAAACACAATTCCTGAACCTGAAAGACCAACTATCAATGAATTAAATCAAGCATATGGTACATTGCAAAATTACAAAATGTTAAGTGATAGTTTAATTCCAAATAGCGTAATTTTCAAACCTTTATTTGGAAATAAAGCAGCACCTGCACTAAGAGGAACAATTAAAGTAATCAAATCAAATACTACTAATGCTAGTAACAGTGAAATAAGAAGTGCAGTTTTATCAGCAATGAATACATATTTTGATATTAATAATTGGGATTTTGGAGACACTTTTTACTTCTCGGAGTTGACTGCATATCTTCATGACCAAGTAGGTGAATTGATAAACTCAGTAGTACTAGTTCCAAATGACCCAACACAATCGTTTGGTGACTTGTATGAAATAAAAGCAGCACCTTATGAAATTTTTGTTAACGCAGCAACTGCAAATGATGTAGTAGTTATCGCTGCGCTTACACCCGCCGAATTACAAATAAGATAAGTAATAATATAATTACAGAGAAAAGAAGATGACAACAAGAATCAGAACTTTAAATTTTCTACCAGATATTTTTAAAACACCTACTAATGCACAATTTTTAAGTGCAACTTTAGATCAGGTGGTACAACAACCCAGAAATGAAAGAATCGAAGGATATATAGGTAGTAAGTTTGGTTATGGTATTAATGCTAAAGACAAGTATGTAACAGAACCTACTAAAACACGAACCGACTATCAGTTAGATCCTGGTGTTGTTTTCCTTAAAACTGATACTGAGACTGCAAAAGATTTTATTAGCTATCCTGGAATTATCGATGCTCTTAAGCTAGAAAATGGAATCACCGGTGACAATAGTAGATTATTTGAAAGTGAATTCTATTCATGGGATAGTTTTACAGATTTAGATAAGATAATCAATTTCCATCAATACTATTGGGTACCTAATGGCCCTGAGGCTGTTGTTGTTTCCACCGATACTATTTTTAATAATGTAAATTATATAGTAACTTACACTCCCAATGGATATGTTATCTCTGTTGAAGGGGATGTGGGTAGTAATATTAACCCTAATATAACATTATTGCGCGGCGGCACTTATACATTCACGGTTGATCAAACTTCTTCGTTTTGGATTCAAGGTGTTCCTGGGTTGACTGGAATAGACCCCGCACAATCTAACATACAAACTCGTGATATTATAGGAGTGAGCAACAACGGTGCTTCTACCGGCATTGTTACTTTTACTGTACCGCAACCAAATAGCTTAGAAGCTTTTCAAATTAGCGGAAGTAATTATGTAGATGTTGTAACTACATTAGCATTTACTGCAATTAATGGCCAGACATTATCTAGTTTAGAAAATGGCATCGATGGTATAACTGCATTGAATGGTCTAACTTTGATGTTTTATCAAAACGGAACATTAGAGCAGCAACAATATTTTTATACTATTAGTTTTTCTGGAAGTTCATCTGACCCTACACTTAATTTAACACCTGCAACTTTAATACCTTCTACTGAAAAAATAACAGTAAGATATGGAACAGAATGGATTTCAAGAAGTTTTTATAGAAATATTGCAGGGTCTAACACATTAATACCGTATAATAGCACTATTCTAGATGAGTTATATTATCAAGACGGTACTTCAATAAACAATGTAGGTAAAATTAATTTAGTAGAAAGTAATGCAACTAACAGAGTTGACATTCTTAGTGACATTATTGGTAAAAAACAATATACAGCACCAAATGGCGTTGTGTTTACTAATGGGTTAAAAGTTATCTTCGAAGGAAATATTTATCCAGCTAGTTACGAAAACAATGAATATTATGTTCAAGGTGTTGGAACTGCAATTGAATTGATAGAAGTAACTTCATTAATATCACCTGAGCCATTCACTTCTGCTGATTATATTCCATATGACACTACACCGTATGATATAGAAAATTATGATTCTAATTTATACATACCACTTGTTCCTGATTATATAACTATTGCTAGAAACTCTATAAGTAAAAATCCATGGTCTAGAAGTAATCGTTGGTTCCACATTGAGGTGCTTCAAGCAACTGCAAGTTATAATAACAATCCTGACTTATTAACTGCATACACTACACAAGATTATAAAGCAAAAAGACCAATAATAGAATTCTATCCTAATTTAAGACTATACAATACTGGAATAGTTGGTAAACAACCTATTGATTTTTTTGACACACGGTCAACTGACGCATTTACTGAAGTAGAAGGAAAATTAGTTTATTATCCTGATGTAGAAGTCTATACTGGGTATAACGCTACTATATCTAGTATTACTGGCCCTATAGTACAAACAGCTACTCAAACAACAGTAAGTCCAAATAATTCTATTTTATGTTCTTCTACTGCGGGATTCAATGTAAATGACACCGTTGTTTTTAGTGGAACTGTTTTTGGTGGACTAACTGCTGATACCGGTTATTATATAATTGAAGTTATAAATTCAATAACTTTTAGAGTTTCTGAAACATTGGGTGGTCCTGCTATGCCGTTAACTTCTGCATCAGGAACCATGACAGTTACCGTAACACCACTAAGTGTTTCTATAACAGTTAATACTACCAATGTTAGTGGAACTTTTGTAGTTGGGCAATTTATTGCTGATTCTGAAAATATGTTACCAAGCACTGCTAGAATCAGTTCAGTAGAAACAGTTAGTGGAGTAACAACTTTAATTGCGTCTTGGTCAGCATATCAATTAATTCCTGGATTTACTAATGCATCTATTGTAGCAAGTGATGTATCAAATGACAATTATCAATTGTATGATGGAGCAAGAATAGTATTTGCTAATGATGCCAATGATCAAGTTAGAAATAAAATTTATACTGCACGATTTACTACTATTACTCCTTCGACCCCATTAATAATTACTTTATCTGTTGCTGAAGATGGTGAGGTATTAGACGGTGAGCAAGTGGTAACCTTTAGAGGATATAACTATCAAGGACAAAGTTTTTATTATACCAATGGGGTTTGGTCTGAAGCACAACAAAAAACAAGAGTAAATCAACCACCGTTGTTTGACATTTTTGATGCAAATGGTATAAGTTTTGGAAATCCAACATTCTATGAAGGCACAAATTTTAAAGGAAATAAATTATTTGCATATGGATTAGGTACTGGCACCGATGATCCAATTTTGGGTTTCCCTATACGATATAGTGCGGTTCAAAATGTAGGAGACATTAATTTTGATGTTTCTTTGAATTCTGATTCATTTAGTTATGTTAATTCGGTTACTAGAAGCCCGGTTACCCAATCAGTTAATACAGGATATGTGTATAACTATAGTGATATAGACACTTATGTTCGAGAAATAGGTTGGCAAACTGCAATTGGTCCTAGTGTTCAATATCAAATTTTTGAACTTGATTATTATGCTAGCAATGAAACACTTACTTTCACATGCGATATTGCTAAGTTGACTACTAGTGAATGGCCTACTATTCAAGTTTTTGTTAACAATCAAATTGTACAAAGTACCGACTATACCGTTACAGTTTCAACCAATTCTACTGTTGTTACTTTTACAAGTGTTCCGTCATTGGTAGATACAGTTATTCAAATTGCTATATTGAGTGATCAAGTAAGTAGTATTGCATATTATGATATTCCAATAAATTTAAATAATAATCCACTCAATGCAGATATTACCTCAGTTAATATTGGTGATATTCGTGGTCAATATCAAAGTATATTTTATAATACATCTGAAACTGTTGGCCCTGTGTTTGGATCTAATAATTTTAGAGATTTAGGTAATCTTGTTCCATATGGCAATAAAATTATTCAGAATAGTGCGTCATTAGTTTTACCAGGAACTTTTTTACGACAACAAAATCATAGTTTGTTTAATGCATTGATGTTTAACAGTAAAGAATATATTAACTTTAAAACTTTACTAGTAAGCACAGTTAATAATACCGATTATGTCAGGTACAATACTGCTTCTTATATGTTAGATGATGCGTTAGAGCAAATTACAGCAAATAAAACAGATGCAGATTCGTTCTTTTGGTCTGATATGCTTCCATCTAAATCAGCATTTATTACTAATACATATAATTTTGCAAACTCTGCTGATTTTACTATTTACCCATTAAGTAGAATCTATAATTTTGAAACAGCCAATTATTATAGTGTTTTGGTTTATCTAACTAGATCAAATGTAGTTACTCAATTAATTAGAGGCATAGACTATACTGTAAGTACAGACAGTCCATCATTAACTATAACATTGGATTTATTACCCAACGATCAAATTACAATTAAAGAGTATAATCAAACATATGGTAGCTATGTACCTAACACTCCTACTAAATTAGGATTATATCCTGCAACTATACCTACAGTTATTCTAGACAGTAACTATTCACAACCTACATATTTCATTGTGGGCCACGATGGATCCTATAATAAATTATATGGATCATATAATAGTGGCACTGGGCAGTTAATTGATTTTAGAGACCAAGTATTACTTGAGTTTGAAAAGAGAATTTACAACAATTTAAAATTAAGTAACGAAATACCAATAAGTGAAGTTGATGTAATTCCTGGATTTTTCAGAGACACTGATTATTCATATGATGAAATATTAGAAATTTATTCAATTAACTTTTTAAATTGGATAGGACAAAATAGAATTGACTATAAAACGCAATTTTATAATGCTAACAATCAGTACACTTACAACTACAATAGAAGTGGTAATAAGATAGACAAAGCAGTTATACCGCAAGGTTATTGGAGAGGAGTTTATCAATATTTTTACGATACTTCTAATCCTGATACTAAACCTTGGGAAATGCTAGGGTTTACAATTCAGCCGTCATGGTGGCAAGACAGATATGGTCCTGCTCCATACACAAGTGATAACTTAATATTATGGAATGATTTGGCTCAAGGTGTTAATTGGAACAACGGAGATCCAGTAATACTCCCCCAATATGTAAGACCTGAATTGTTGCAAGTAATACCAGTTGATAGTGCGGGTGAATTAGTTAGTGCGTTTGATGCTATCGTAGGTAATTATAGCAATCAATCGTTTAGGCGTGATTGGAGAGTGGGAGATGTTGGTCCTGCAGAACTAAGTTATCGTAGAAGTAGTTCTTGGCCTTTCGATTTGATGAAAATTTTAGCATTGACTAAACCAGCACAATTCTTTAATTTAGGAGTCGATGTAGACAATTACAAATATAGTAGTGAATTTAATCAATATCTAGTAAACAATAGAAGCCACTTAGTAATTAACGATATAGAAATCTATGGATCAGGTACTGCTAAAACTAGCTATATAAATTGGATTGTTGATTATGAAAAACAAGTTGGTGTTGATGCAACAGCCAATATTACAACATTATTGGATAACTTAGATGTTCGTTTAGTTTATAGAGTTGCTGGATTCAGTGATAAAGATTTGTTAAAGTTTTATGTAGAAAAAGGCACACCTAATAGTACCAATGCAAGTCTTTTAATACCTGATGAAAGCTACTCAGTATTATTGTATGATAATCAACCATTTGATAGGATCATTTATAGTAGTGTTATCGTGCAGCAAACATCTGATGGTTATTTTAAAGTATTTGGTAACTCACAAACATATGCATATTTTAAATTACTAAAAGCTAAAATTAACGGAAACTATGAAAACATTACTGTTGGTGGGTTGACAGTTCAGACACCTAAAGACTTTCAAAATAAAGTTGATGTATTACCATATGGTAATGAATTATATTCAGTACAAGAAGTTGCAAACTTTTTAGTTGGATACGGAAAATATCTAACTCAACAAGGTGTAATTTTTGATAAGATTGAAACAGGTTTAGAAGTTAATTGGAACCAAATGGTTGCTGAGTTTTTATACTGGGCTCAATCTGGATGGGAGCCAGGAAGTATTATTAATTTAAATCCTGCAGCCAAGTTAATTTTAATTGATAAAGAAAGTAGTGTTGTTCAACCATTAACACTACATCAACAAAACTTTATATTAAATCAAAACTTATATCCAATACAATCAGTTGATTTGGCAATTATTCGTGAAAGCACTGCATTTTCTGCTCAGCCGTTAAATGAAGGTGATACGGTTGCGTACGGGCAGTTTAATTTATTTAATTTTGAGCATGGTGTTGTATTTGACAATGTAACATTATTTGATGATGTGATTTATAATTTGATTACTGGTCTAAGACAGAATCGAATATATTTGCGCGGTAATAAAACAGCAGAATGGGACGGCACTGTTGATGCTCAGGGCTTTATTTTAAATCAGGACAATATTCTTGACTGGAATGCAAATGTCAAATATACTAAAGGTGAAATTGTAAAGTATAAAAACAAATATTGGACAGCATTAAAAATAATACAACCAAAATTATATTTTGAAGAACTTGAATGGAAAGAAACTGATTACAATGAAGTTCAAAAAGGTTTGTTACCTAACTCTAGCACTCGATCTTATGAAAGTACACTATACTACGACTCAAATAAAGCTAATTTAGAGCGTGATGCTGATTTGCTTAGTTTCAGTTTGATAGGTTATAGACCGCGAGATTATTTAGCCTTAGCTGACCTAACTGACATTACTCAAATTAATGTTTATAAGAATTTAATTAAAAATAAAGGTACACGAAATGCAACAGAAGCATTTAAGGGTGTAAATCTACCACAAGGTGGCATAGAATACGATATATATGAAAATTGGGCAATTAAATCAGGTGAATTTGGTGGCGTTTTAAATAACAATTTTATTGAATTCCGTCTTAGCCAACCAGATTTAACTGGCAATCCAAGTATTGTTGGTCTAACTAATGGAATATGGATTGACGGTGTGCAACAGCAAGTACCGTTATATTCATTATTTAATTATGGCAGACCTATTACAAATGCAAATGTATTGCCTACAAGAAATTCTAGTATTCCAAGTACATTGTTACCTGATGCAGGATATGTAAACTTTAAAGATGTAAAAGCGCATTCTTATTTTTATTCAGGAATGGCAAACAACATTAAACCATTAAGTGAAATATATGTTGGGGATTATATTTGGATAGCTAATCTACAGGGTAAATGGAATGTACAATCCCCTGTAAGTCAAGGTCAATTGACCCTAGCATCAAATACAATTACTAATGTTTTAACATTTACATTCAAAGAGCCACATGCATTAACTAAATATCAACCTTTCGCTGTAATTAATTTTGACGCTAGGATAGATGGTTATTATACAGTAAACACTGTTATAGATCCGTATAATATACAAGTAACCACTACTGATAATACTCTTGGACAACTAACAATTACTGGTAGTGGAACTGTATTTACATTCCAATCACATCGTTGTACGAATGTATCAGACATTACTAACTTGTCTTTACTTCAAAATGAATTTTATAAAAATAAAGCATGGGTAGATATTGGTACTTCTGGTGGATGGGAAGTATATAGAAAAAGTATAAACTATCAATTTCAAAATCCTATAACAAGATCGGGAAGTTCAACATTTGGAAGTGCAGTCGCATACACACCCGAATCAGGATATTTAATTAGTGATGCAGGTTTAGGTGTTCTATATAGATATGTTTTCAATCCACTAGATAATGAATATAATTTATATGGTACAAAATCAGAAGAAACATCATATGGAAGTTCAATTGCTTATGCCGGTGATGTGTTTGTAGTATCACAACCAACCGGAGCAACAGCAAGTGATAGAAAAGTATATGTTTATATTTTAGATACTTCATTGACTGTAAATGATTTGGTTGAATTACAGCAGATACAAGCACCTAGTAATTTAGTAACCAGTTGGGGTAGCTCAGTAGCTATCTCTGGTGACAAGAAATGGATTTATATTTCTGACACTGCAAATAATAGAGTATATGTATATAACAAAAGTCCTGTAACTGACTTATATGAATTTGCAACCTATCTTACATCAGTATCAAGTGCTGCTGGAGATTTATTTGGATATTCAATTTCAACTAACTACTACGGTGACAAAGTAGTTATTGGCGCACCTAATTATGATTACAGTATTTCTGTAGATAATTGGGGCGCGGCATATGTGTTTGACAGGTTAAGCCAATCTTTTATCGCACAATTTAATAGCATACCGTTAATACCAACTACATTCCCATTAGTTAGTTCACCATTAGTCACAACTGCTACTGTTACTGCAACATCAAGTGTTGATAATTCATTAACTACTAGCAATACCAATATTTTACAAGTGGGTATTCCTGTAGCATTTTCTGGTAATTTATTATCAGCAGGCGCAATTTCTACTTCAAGAGTTTATTATGTAAAAAGTATCATTAATAGTACAAAATTTACTGTTTCTATAACTAGAGGCGGCGCCGAAGTTGTTGTGATAACTGACACCGGTAGCATGAATATTTCAGTACAGAGTAAATTCCCATATATAACACAAAATGGCAATTTATTATTAGATAGTGAATATTATGTAGTCAATAACACTTTATATATATTATCAGCGATAGCTACTGGTGACTTAATCGAAGTAAGTGTTTCAAATTTTACCGAACAACAAAAACTAACCTCAAGTCAAACAACAAAATCAGGTTCTAAGTTTGGTTATAGCTTAGACTCAACTACTTATTCTACTGAAATTCTAGTTGGTAGTCCGTTTGAGTTAGTAGAATATGATGTTGAAGGTGTTATTTATAGATTTACAAATAGTGGCAGTAAGTACGGTTATGTTACTGGAACGACAAATGCAGTATTGACATCATCTACTACATTATTAATTAACGGTTATGCAGTTCCATTAGTGGCTGGTAATGCAGAAAGTATAGCAACACAAATTAATTCAGCAAATGTATTGAATGTTGCTGCTAGTGCGTTGAGTGGAAAATTAACAATTAGTTTAATAAACACAGCAGCCGCAGCAGTAAACAATAAACTTGATATTGTTGCCCTATCAAGTGGTATTTGGGGTGAGTTAGGTATCATTCCGTACACAAAAACTCAAACTATTAACTGTCCGCATCCTAATGGCACAACTCAGTTTGGTTCTACTATAAAGTTTAATGAATATGGATCTTTTGTGGCTAGTGCACCTACTGGTAATAGATTCATAGCAACTACTTTTGATCAAACAGATGATGAAAATTTTGACAACGATACTATTTTTGACAATAACACCACTCAGTGGATAGATGAATCATTAAATGCAGGCGCTGTCTACATGTTTGATTATTTAAGTAATTATAATGAAACTTTAGCAAACTCTGGAAAATTTATTTATGCGCAGAGCGTAAATGACACAGTAACAGATTATGGTTACCAACCCTACTATGGACAAGCATTAGATTTTAATAATTGGAAAGTCATGGTAGGTACTCCCGAATTTAATGTAGGTAGTACACAAGGTAGAGTGGTGATTTATGAAAACACTACAGAACAACAAGATTGGGTAGTTTATAGAAGTAGTTCCTTAGTAGTAGATGTTAATAAAATTCAAAACATTCAATTGTTTAGTGCATTAACAAACGAAACACTAGAAAATCTAGACTATATTGATCCACTACAAGGTAAAATACTAGGTGTTGCAAGAGAAAATATTGATGTAATTTCAAATATTGATCCTGCAAGTTATAATAGTCCTGATTCAGTAACTAACGGTAATGTCGTTTGGGGGTCTGCACAATTAGGACAACTTTGGTTTAATACAAGCAATGTTAGGTTTGTAAACTATCATCAAGACGATGTAGTGTATAACAGTGAATATTGGGGTACAGTGTTTCCCGGTAGTGATGTTGCAGTTTATAGCTGGATTGCAAGTGATGTAACACCAATAGAATATACTGGCCCAGGTACAGCGTTCAATATTGATGACTATGTTATTCAATATACACAAGATGCAAGGGGCAATCTAGTGCCTGTGTATTATTTTTGGGTACGCAATACTAATGTAGTGTTTAGTAGATTAGGAAAAACTTTATCTGACACTATCGTAGAATCATATATCGAAAATCCAAAAGCGTCAGGTATAAGTTATTTTGCTTCATTATTACCTAGTGTGTTTGGATTATACAACTGTGATGAATACATCAACAATGCCGACACAGTTTTACATGTAGGGTTTTCTACTGGTACAGGTGATGATGTTTCACATTCTGTTTACACATTAATCCGTACTAACTATGCTGATGACTTTTTACCAGGCTTACCAAACACAAACCCTGACAATGTGCCTATTTCGTTATATGACAGAATGCTTGACAGTATGTCTGGCGTTGATGAGACCGGTGCTATAGTACCTAATCCGTATTTGCCTAAAGCAGTACAAACTGGTATCTATGCTAGACCTAGACAAAGCTTCTTTATAAGTAGATTTAATGCAGTTAAAAATTATCTAACTTATGCAAATGAGATACTTTCACTATATCCAATAACTGAAATTAGAAACAATATAAGTTTCCTACAAAAAATTGGACCGATAAATCCGTCAACTGATCAGCCTTTCTATAACACTACATTATTTTGGTCATATGTAAATTGGTGGGCTACTGGATATGATAATAACACTAAAGCAGCTATTCAAGTACCTATCTATGCTGATTTATCAGCACTAGTGGTTCCAATTGGAACTATAGTTAGTGTTGCACAAAATAGTGCAGGTAAATCAGAAACTTATGTTTTAGGTTCAGATTACACATGGAATCGTATTGGTCTAGAAGATGGTACAATCGAATTCAGTCTAAGTCTTTGGGATTATGCTTATGCTAAGTTTGGATTTGGGGATAATTTCTTTGACACAACCCCGTATGATGAATACCCATCAGAAGAAACTAGAAATATTATTCGTGCGTTGACCGAACAAATTTATACTGACGAATTATTGATACATAGAAATAAGAGCTTGATATTATTGTTTGAATATTCTCAAGCTGAAACTATAGAATCTCAAAACTTCTTACCTTGGTTGAACAAAACTTCATTAGTTGATGTGTCTCATACTATTAGAGAATTGCGACCAATCGAAGTTTATCAATCAGACAATGAAGTGTTTTTAGAAAGCTATTTAAATGAAGCTAAACCATACCATGTCTTAATTAAAGAATTTGTATTTAAGTACACAGGTTCAGAGATATACGAAGGTGACATTACTGATTTTGATTTACCAGCTCAGTATGATTTTAATTTAAATCAGTTCATGACTCCAATGTTAGTTAACACTAACCCTGGATATGGCAATGAATTCTTACCAACAGATCCAATATGGCAAACTACACCATATAATCAATGGTTTCAAAATAAGGGTCTTACATTAGTTGGAACAGAAAACTTTCCAATAACAATAGTTGCTGCATATGTATTACGAAACTCCAACAGTATATATGTTGAAAATATATATGGATTTCCTGTAGCAGGTACTGTAAAAATTGATGAAGAAATAATTGTATATTCAGCAATAGACCGTGTTGCAAACAGAATTTATAATTTAACTAGGGGTTATAACGGCACAACTATTTCAACTCATTTACCAGGACAACAAATCTTTATTGATTTGCCACCTGCAACATTACTTGATTCTGGAAGAGGCTATACTAATCCTCCTAAAATTACTGCTTATATTGACACCTCAGTGTATCCAGAGCCTGCTAGAAAAGCAGTTTTTGAAGCAGTAATGAATTTGGATAAAATCTTATATATTAATACAATAGATTCAGGTGATGGGTATGAAGTTTTACCAGAGATAGTAATTGAACCCTCAATGAGTATCACTTTTACATCATCTGATGTATCGCCAGCGTCAAACACTATTCGTCTACCATCACCAATGTTAGTAACAGGTGATTTAGTAAAATATATAGTCGGTGAAAATACTACTAAAGTTGGTGGTTTGTACCCCGATCAATACTACTATGTTAGAGTATTAGATGTTGCACCATCATTTATTATTGGTTTGTATACAAATTATGCTAATGCAATTAATGATGTTGATCGAGTATTTCTAAGAAATACTGGAGTTGGTGTTAACAATACACTTGAAGTAAGTGCAAGAGCATCTTGTGTATCTGATGCATCTCCAGTGAGAGAAAATAAAATTACTTTAAGATTTGATAGGACAACTTATACTCCTAAAGTTACAGATTGGACTCCAGGTTCTTACTATAGTTCTTTCTATGCAGGTGAGTATAATACTTCAGAAACTATTGCAAGTTCTTCGATAAATCTATCATCTGAAATACCCCCAGTAGAAACATTTGTTTCAAGTAAAGAAGGGGCTAACTTTCAAATTTCTAATGTAGACAGTGAAAGTGAAATTGTATGGTCGTCGAGAACTAGAACAGTTGTATCTACAGCAGTTTCAACCAATATTATTACTATAGAACCATCTTTAGGTGGCGCGCCTTCTGAAGGATTTATTACCCCAACTACAGGTTTTTATGTGGGTATGCCAATTAAATTTGAAGGTACTTCTATAGGTGGAGTACTTTTAAATACAACATTTTATATTTTATCAATTGTTAGTGGCACTGAAATTACTATAACATTAGAGCAAGGTAGTTCTACTCCCTTTAATTTAAACAATGGAACTGCTTTTCAACCATTGTATGCTATAGTAGCAAAAGAAATCAATACAACAGTGATTACAATTGATTATCCAGGAATAAGACCAATAACAGGAACAAATGGATCAAATGATTCAATTACTGTCCCGTTATCGTTCAGTGGTTTAGGTGGCACTTCTGGATTATATCCAGGGGTACCTGTATTCTTTATAGGCACTTCTTTTGGCAACATCATTGAGAATGAAATTTATTATGTAAGTACAGTATTATCAGATACATCACTAACAATAATGACTGAAAGCACGCCGTTAGTAATGAATATATTGGCTATTAACGGAACCTCAAATGTAATTACTTGTAACACCACTTCAGTTATTTCTATAAATGATCCAGTTATATTTACATCTATGGTTATAGCTGGTACTGTTGTCACAAACTTTGGAAATATTGAATATGGCACTAGGTATTATGTTAACACTGTAATATCTTCAACTCAATTTACTATAAAGCCATTTATAAATTATCCTATATTTGATTTAACGACAGTGGTAGCAGCCGATAATACTGGATGTGTAGCAACTAATCAAAAGTATTTGGTAGACTTATCTACTGCTACAGGATCAATGACTATTAACATAGGCTTACCATTAAGTCCAGGACAACTTGAAGGTCAAAAACTAACATTTTACAAAACAAATACTGTTGGATACAATGGTGTATCCGGAGATAATAACGATTTAATTGAGCGTAAAATATCAGCTACTGTAGCAAACGGTGATTTTGTTTGTTTAACTGATGTTAGTGGTGGCATAAGCAGAATGTATGTAAATATGCCCCTACGATTAGTCACTGGTATAGGTGGTTTAATTGCAGGGACCACATATTATATTACAGAGCTTGGTAATGTTACTACACAAGTTTCAAGCACATTAAGTGCAGGTAATGTAGTATCTTGTGCGAGCACTGCAGGATTCTTTGTTGGAATGTCAGTTAAGTTTTCTGGTAATAATAGTTTTGGCAACATTAATATTAATACAGGTTACTATATAAAAACTATTATTGATGGTGAAAGATTTACCTTATCTGAAATATTATTAGGACCTACTTTAACCTTAGCTAATGGAGTAGGGTTAATGACACTCACTGGCTCTCCGTACATCAAAGTTTCAAATTCATTAGGTGGGTCTACGCTAGCAATTTCTGATGAACTAGGACCTGTAACTTTAAATCAATATCCTACAACAGTACCTTCGTTTGATGTTACATATGAATTAGGAGGTTATTTAACAGTTATTGCAACAGCAGGAACAGGGTTTGCTGTAAACAACACTATAGTTATCTCTGGTGTTGATTTGGGAGGTGTCGATCCAACTAATGACTTGACTTTATTAGTAGACACGATAGGACCTAATGGAGAAATAACCAAAGTAATATCATACGGTACACCATTTGGACCTGAAATATCATATTATGTAGATGTTGTTTCTCCTACAACATGTAAATTATATATTGATCCGTTGTTAAAAGTACCTGTACCTGAAACTGACTTCCCATACGCAGCATATGATTATGCTTTCTTACCAGAACCATTCATATTCACACAAAGTTTAGTTAAGTATAACGGAAAAGTGTATGAGTGCGTTATTAGTAATAACGATGAAGAATTTATTGTAGGAAAATGGGAATTATTAGATAGCGGTGACCGCAGGTTAAATGCATTAGATAGAATTAGTGGTTACTATGCACCAACTATCAATATGCCAGGTAATGACATAACGCAGTTAGTAAGCGGTACTACTTATCCTTATATAACATATTTGGGTAATTCATTTTCTCCAGAAGATGAATTCATTCTTGACACTGATTTAAGTGGCGGTGACTTTACTGTACAAGATATAAATGGTACAGGAGTTGTTTGGAACGGTACTACTTATATCGGTGCAGTCAATTCAACATTCTCAGCTACTATTACCAGCCCAGCTACAACTAAACTTTGGGTGATTGACAAAGTATCTGAACAAATGATTAATTTGACAGATATTGATTATGATGGAAGTAGATATGTAATAACATCAGATAATAATGCTACACCAGTACTTACAAGTACAGATGGGGTAACATGGTCGACGGGAGCCCCAACATTATCAGTAGCGGCAACCACACTGAATGCTGTAGGTAATCATAATGGATCTTGGGCAGCAGTAGGTGATAATATTGTGACAAGTACTGACGGCATAAATTGGACTCAAACTTATGAATTTACTGGTAATTTAGTTAATCAGTTAAATGATGTAGTGGGGGCAAACATAACCTTCTTTGATGGTTTTGTTGCTGTGGGTAAAGGGCAAGAAACTATAGGCTCAGCAGTTGTAAGTAGAAATATTATTTTAATAAGTACAGACGACGGTATATCGTGGACTGAACCTTCAGCTACTTTATCATCTATTGGATTTAATGCAGTAACACCTGGAAATGATTTATTAGTAACAGTAGGCGATAATAGTATAATTTACTATAGTATAAATGGATCTAATTGGGTTGATGTTACAGACTTTGGAACATTAGTTGAAAATCTAAACGATGTTGTATATGGTAATAGTATTTTTGTTGCAGTTGGTGATAATGGCACAATTAAAACATCAGTTGACGGAGACACTTGGGTAGATAGAACAAGCGGAACATCTGAGGATTTAAACACTATTACTTTTAATTCTATTGACACTGAGTTTTTAGTGTTAGGTGATAATAATACTATATTGGTTAGTTCAAACGGTATTACCTGGACTTCTGCCAATACTTTTACTTCATTGGAAACTGTATATAATATTCAAGGTCAACCGTTCTTGTCTGGCTATGGTCCAGAAGAATTGGTTCCAGGTGTAGTAAGCGACAATTTAACTATGGTTATTACTACCCGCCCAGGAACTACTTGGGATGCTACAGTATATCAACATGTCGGGTATAATGTAGTATCAAGAATAGTTACACAAGATTCTGGCACTGAAACTACTTTTAGTTTTAATGGTTTAGTAGAAACACCGGCACAACTTGCAGTCTATATTTTAGATTCTACTAATGAGTTTCTAGCTACTAGACTTTATGAGTCAAATGACTATACTATTGATTGGATAACAAAAACAGTAACATTGTCTGTTGCTCCAGCAATAGGTGATCAAGTTTTCATTGAGGTATATGAAGTTGGTAATGGAAATCAATTGATGAAATCTAATACCGATTATGAACCTATTAGAACTAATACAGTTACTGGATTTAATGAAATTGCATTAAATTGCAATTATTCAGCTACAGCAACCCAAGGTTCAGGGGTAATAAGAAATGGCACATTCCCGCTTAATGTTCTAGCTACTGAAACTAGTTCAATTGACAATACAATAACTTGTGAAAATGTAGATAATTTTGTAGTGAACAGTACCATACGATTCCAAGGGGATGTATTTGGTGGTGTGGCAATTGATACAAATTATTATATAAAAACTGTAAGCAGTGCCACAAATAAAATAACTATTTCTAACACTTTGCCTTCAGGAGTTTCGGGACCTACATTCACTCTATCTAGCGATACTGGTACAATGGATGTGGTTATTCAGGAAGGCAGTGGTCTTGTTTGGACAGATCCTATTGTAGATTACAATGGAGTTAGAATGAATTTAGGTGCTATAACAAGAGTAACACGAACAAGTAGTAGTACAAATTCTGTTACATGTAACAGTACTGCAAATATTAGCCCTAATGATCCTATAGTTTTCAGTGATACTATGTTTGGTGGTGTTATAAATCCACAGACAGTTTATTATGTAAAAACGATTATTGATAGTAATGAGTTTACTGTTTCTACTACATTAGGTGGACCAGTATTAGCACTAACTAGTGCCACAGGCGGCGCAGTTGTTATATCAAATGATTATGCATTTGGATTAAATGATAACGGTGTTACTGCTAACTTAATATTCTCTGCACAATACGATAATGATGTAGATTATATAACTTTCACAGTTTTAGGAGAAGACAACCCGTACACATTTGGATATACATTACCAGAAACTGAAATTTTTACTGCTGATGGTTCTACTTCAGTGTTTGTTTTAACTAATAATGTTACTGAAGCTAACCCTACAAATGCAATTGTTGAAGTTGATGGATTAAGATTAAGTGATACCGAGTACACAATCAATTCTTCAACTGATGAATTAACATTGGTAACAACACCTTCAAGTGGTTCAACAGTTGCAGTAACAAGTTTTAACGAAACACATAGACAGTATTTCTTAACTGAATATGATATTACCGGTAAGCGCGTTGCTAACATTGTAAATATTAACAATGATATTACTCTCCCAATTGCAATTACATTGTGTACTTCAAGCAGTTCATTTACGGACGCAATAACATGTACAGGAACTGAAAATTTTATAGTTGGGCAACCTGTAATATTTAATGCACCAGCAAGTAGTTTTGGTGGAATTAATATTACAGATACAGTGTATTATGTTCACACAATTGTTGATGCAATTTCTTTCAAAATATCAACCACTCCAGGGGGTTCAGTTTTTGAACTATCTGATGGTTCTGGTAGTATGTTTGCATATGTAGGTGGTCAACCAGCAGTAAGAGTAACTACTGGCACTATTCATGGATTTGTTACTAATGACTTGATAAGAATTGACGGTACTTTGGGTTCTGTTCAGTTAAACGATAATACTTACTATGCAAGAGTTATTAACTCTACTACATTTGATTTGTATTTTGATCCATATGACCAGGGTTATACCGCAGATAATAATCCAGTAACTGATATTAATACATATATTTCAGGAGGCTACACTTGGAAAGATAAATCATTTGTTCTAGTAACTACTACCGCAACAAATACTAACGGAAGTACCAAGTTCATCACAGTGACTGATGTTTCAGAATTAATCATAGGTACACCTGTAGTATTTACTGGTTCAACTTTTGGTGGAATTGTTGCGGGAACGGTTTATTATATTTCTGAAATAGATGCTAATAACATTAAAGTAACAGAAACTAGAGGTGGAGATACTTATCCATTGACAACTGCATCTGGAGTTATGAATGTTACTCAATGGGAACAAGTTGATGTTGATAGATTATGGGTAACTGTTAATGGTTATCGTGTAGCACCATCAAATCTTCGTGTAAATCCTAGCAATAATATTAGCATATTAGCTACGATAGACCCATCAGATGAAATAACAATCATGAGTATGATACCTAGTGCTACACCAAATGAGTTGGTTTACATTCAAAATGTAAATAAAAACAATGAGTTTAGTGTTTACAAAGCTGACAACTTATTAACAACCTGGTTAACAGAGTCACTAGAAAATATTGATGATACTATCTACCTAGATGATGTTTCTCATGTGGTTGATCGTTATGTTACTACTCAAACAGTACCGATTGGGTACAACCCCTCATCCAACCCAATGAGGGTACAATTAAATGTTGACAAGCAGTTAATTTCTCAAATTTTGGTGTATAACTTGACTACATCAACAAATGTACCAGCAAGTAATTATAGCTTGCAAATCGAAAATCTATCACCAATCGTTGTAATAGACGGTTCAATAAGTGTAGGTAACTCAGTTCAAATTACTGTAATATTAGGAGATATGATTTTTATTAACGGCGAACAAATTAGATTTACTGATGTAGATTTTGACGCTAATACAATCACTGGATTGCAGCGCGGCGCAAATGGAACTGCTGAACAAGTATTGATTCCAAAATATTCACGAGTATACGGTTCGTTGTCACAAAATAGATTGCCTACAATAGACTATTATCTAACTTGGAATTCTTATGTATATAACACTACATTGGGTGATCCATTGCAAATAAGTGACACTGAAGCTGCAATATTCCTCAGAACCTACAGATCCTAAAGATAAATAAATATATGGATAATACTAAAGAAAATAGTCAAAAACAACCTGAAAAGCAGGTCAACAAAAAACCTAACGAAAATGCAGGGTTTTATTTTAGCGGTTCGGTGAAAATCACAGACCCAGTAACTGGTCAAGTATTAGTTCAAATGAGGGCTGATTGAAATACCATGATTAACTACATAAAGTTACCGATAAAATGTATAAAAGATAAAGAGGAGCAAATCAAGTGAATATTAATTTGGGATTTAGTGTCAAGGGACATATTACTATCACCGACGTTACTGACAAAGAAAATCCTGTTGTTTTGGTAGACAAAGACAATAGTATAAACTATGAAAATATGTCAGAAGCAATTGCCGACTCTTTAAGTAGCCGCGGATATGGAGAAATCTATCAAATGGCTTTTGGTAACGGTGGCGCATCAGTTGATGAAACTGGGGTTATTACATATCTTCCACCGAACACAACTGGACAAAATGCTGCATTATATAATCAAACATACGCAAAGATTGTTGATGATACAAGTCTTTTTAATTTAGACCCAACTAGAAATAAAATGACTGTTTATCACACTACAGGTAAAGTTTATACTGATATTGTAGTTCAGTGTTTATTAGACTACGGTGAACCAGCAGGACAAGCTGCATTTGACAATAGTACACAAACTGATAGTTCTTATATTTTTGATGAATTAGGACTACTTGCTAATTATGGAACTGATGAAAATGGCAATGTAATTACAAGATTGTTAACTCATGTAATTTTTCACCCAGTTCAAAAGAGTTTGAATAGACAAATTCAAATAGATTACACTGTCAGGATTCAAAGCTTGACCAATTTAGTAACAATATAAATAAAGAATATTGAGGTAAAAAGATATGGCATATACGATTGTAAAAAGTGATGGTACAGTTTTAACAACCATTGCTGATGGTACTATTAATACATCAAGTACTAGTTTAGGACTACCTGGTAGAAATTTTGCAGGTTATGGACAATCATTAGACACTAATTTTGTCCACATGACAGAAAATTTTGCTAATGCAACTCCCCCTTCTAATCCATTACGAGGGCAGTTATGGTATAACACAACTGCAAATACTTTATGTGTTTGTCCTGCTGATGGCACATCTAATGCAAATGCATGGTTAGCACTGACATCTACTTCTAGCGGTGGCGCAACAACATTTGGTGAAGTTGTTGTTACTGGTGATGTTGATGCTAATAACCTAACTGCTACCAATGGTATTGTAGGTGATACTATTACTGTTAGGCTAGCTACTGTTACAGCAAATGCAACAATAAGCAATGCTGCAATTACAACTGGTAATATTATTACATTAAACACTGCTAGTATAACAACTAGTGGAAACACAACTGCTGGTAGTATGATTGGTACTTGGACAGTTAACGGTGGATTGTCTGGTAATACATTAATTATTAGAAATGGTAATTTAGTAGCTCCTAATGTTGTAGCTGGTGGATATTTTTACTCAAACGGCGCCCCTTTTGTAACAAGCACTTACACAAATGCAAATGTGTTTGATTACTTAACTGGATCTAATTCAATATCACAATTTACTGGAAACATTGCTCCTACAAAAGTAACAACAAATACATTAGACGGCGGCGGCAATGTTTTTGGTATTTGGACTTTGACAGCAAATGCAAGATGGCAAGCTACTTATGCTGACTTAGCAGAACGATTTGAAACAGATATAGAGTACCCAACAGGTACAGTATTAGAAATAGGCGGTGAAAAAGAAGTCACAATGGCTAAAGAACCATTGAGCGAAAATGTTTTTGGTGTTGTATCAGAATCTGCTGGATATTTAATGAATGCAATGGCTGGTCCACAAGAAACACATCCTGCAATTGCTTTAGTAGGTAGAGTTAAAGTTAGAGCAATAGGTAGAATAACAAAAGGTTCTCGCTTGGTAAGTGCAGGCGATGGTCTATCTAGACAAGCTGAAAAAAGTGAAATTACCCCAATGAATGTTGTGGGTAGAGCATTAGAAAATAAAACGACTGAAGCTGAAGGACTAGTATTAGCATTTGTAAGTGCAAGACTATAATTAATATTGGGGTTAAATAATGTCTTATGCATTAGGTGGTAAAGTTCAATCAACTGATTTAAATTCATTTACCACTACCTTTAATGCATTATGGTCTACCGGTTCAAGTAATTCTGGTTATGGACAAACTGCTTTAGCATCTGTTAGTTATGGTGAAAAAGTCAGAGCTAATGATTATTGGCGAGCACTAGTTGAAAACATAATAAAAGAAGCAAATCATCAGGGGTCTAGTTATCTTTCAATGACCCCCACACCAACTACTGCAGGTAAAATACAATTTTTATCTAATATAAGTTCTAACTTAACAACAGTAGCTAATAATAAATTAAATGCTGCTTCAAGCGGATCAACATCTACAACCACACTTACTTCGATTCAAACTTGGGATAATAGCTTAGTTATGACTTTCACGGTTACATTTGAAAGTAACAACGCAGCTAGGTATTTTTTTAATGCAGGTGGACAAATCGGATTCAACTTTAGTCACCCAAACACAGGAAGTATTAACACATTGATAAGTGATATATGTGCTGAAGCAGGTACTATATGGGTAAGTAGCCCAACTTCAGGTACTGCTAGTATATCAGGAACAGCATACAATGGGGTAACTAAAGTAGGTGGAGTATCTAGCGTTAGGCAAACTGTCAACACGAATTATGGTTTCTACGCTTTTAATTCTACTAGTACTGAAATTTTTAAACAAACAGGGGATGCTGGATCTTATTCCTATTATTTTGATAGTTTTTTACAAATTAAGGCAAGCACAAATAGTGCAGGAGTAGTCACATTCGTTTGTACCATTGATGAGATACCTGACGGTATAACTGTAGCTACAGGAACTGTTGGCACTTTAACTTTACGCCCACCTAGTACTAGTTATATTTCAAATTCATGGGGAACTCCTAGCGTAGCAGGTACATTAGCTTACAACAATGTACCGGTAACACAATATGTAAATCAAGGTACTAGTGGAACCGTTCAGTTGGCATATACTATACCGCTCAATGCAGGTGGTGTAGGTGAGAATTTTTATAGAATAGTTGGTTCTTGGACAGCCACTTATGGTGGCACTGTATATGTTGATTATTTAACTTGGGCAGGAGCCGAAAAAGTTTGGAACATGCAATTTACTCGCGTTCGCAACAGTGTAAGAACGACAATTCAAGTAAATTCTTATGGAAGTGGTGCATTCTATACTGGTGGAGACTCGTCTGGGTGTTACTTCACTGTTCCGGGACCCTGGGTTCAATATGTAGGTGCAGTAGATGTGTTACCGGGTGATACATTAGAAGGATACTGCTATTTATGGGGAGCTTTTGGCACTGATCATATTGAAGGTGGTAATTTTAATGTTTGGGGAACAGTAGTAACAGTGTGACACTATACTATTTCATCGGTAATTAGTACTCAAAAATACTCTTTAATCATAATTTAACAAACCGATAAATATAACAAGAGGTTTAAAAACATGCCAACGAGTTTAAATGCAATCACACAAAATGATAAAATTATTGCTTCAGCAGTAGAGAATAATTTTAATTTTTTATTAACTAATTTTCAATCAGGTACTGCACCTAGTAATCCATCAAACGGTCAATTATGGTATGATAGTGCTAATAATTTACTAAAAGTATATGTAACTTCTTCCACATCTTGGGTGACAATAGGTCCAGCAGGCTCATCTACTACAGTAACAGTTTCTGATACTCCACCAGGCAGTCCTAGTGCAGGTGATTTATGGTTTGATACCGGAACTTCATTACGATTATATGTTTTTACTACTGCTAGTGGTGGTGCTTGGTTAGATGCAAATCCTGCATCTACTGGAACATCTGGTGGCAGCGGTGTGTTAAATCAACAAGTGTTTACATCAAGTGGATCGTTCACAGTTCCTGCCGGAATTACTAAGGTTTATGTATGGGTATTTGGTGGTGGTGGAGGCGGGTCTGGTTCTAGTTACACTGATTTCGGATATGTTGCTGGAACGGGTGGTCCAGGTGGTTCTGGCCAAGCTCTTATAACCGGATTAACTCCGGGACAAGTAATAACGGTTACTGTTGGTTCTGGTGGTAATGGTGGTAATGGTGCTTTTTACTCTTTCCCAAGTAACGGTACTGCCGGAGGCACAACAAGTTTTGGATCTTATGCGTCAGCTACTGGCGGCGGCGCCGGAGTTGCAATCGAGCAGAATATAATGACTGGAGCTACTGGAATATTTACGACTACGGGAACAGTTATTTTAAAGAATTTAGGTACTCAATATTTAGGGGGCGGCAACTATGCTACCGGTGGCGCAGGTAATGGTGGAACTGGATTAGGTCCAGGCGGACCTGGTTATTCGGGCGGAGGAGGCTCAGGCGGATTTGTAGCACAAACCGGAGGGGTTGCTTCTGGTGGTGGTAATGCTGGCTCTAATGGCAGTAGT